AAAGCTAACATCAGTAAAGTATCTTTGCCCACCACTACCGGGGCGGCGTGCAGGATCATACGTGTTAGGCACTTGCATACGACTAGCTGTATAGGTAGGAATTTTGCCCTGATAACCAGATTTTTGTTGAGGAGTGCTACCAAATAAACCTAGTGCATCAGCCCCTGCACCAGCAGCACCGAGTATTCTTGCATAATCAAGATTACCTTTATCATCTTGGAACATGTTAGTAATTCCGCCAAGGGCGCTACTGCCTAGACCACTCAATATGTCCGCTATGCCACCAGAGGATGATTGAGATGTTTGCGTCATTCCCGCTTGACCAAAGGGATTACCCGATAACTGACTATATGAAGTATAAGGACTACCGCCAGAACTAGGCTTGCTGCTACCACCAAACAGACTTGATGCGGCGCCACTAACTGTATCTAAAACGGAATCATACCAAGCCATTATTTATCTCCTATAAGCCGCAGCAGCTCTTCATTAGCGCTACCTTGTGAGTACGGGCCTCTATAAAAAGCATCTTGCACAGGGTCTCTAAAAATACTTTCAAAATCATATGCAGGTCCAATCTTAGCAGGATCTGGACCTTTTACTGTAACTGGAGTGAACGCTGTTTGCATAAGTGGCATTATACCTTGTGATTGCTGCTGCTGTTCGCCTTCGCCTTCGCCTTCGCCTTCGCCTTCGCCTTCGCCTTCGCCTTGACCTTCTCCTGTGCCTGAACCTATACCGGCACCTATACCGGCACCGATTATAGACCCTATTGCAGTGCCAATTCCGGGATCTCCAGTTACAGGGTCAACAGGGGTTACAACCTGCTGATCTACCGGAATATAATCAAACACGTTAGTAGGCACCTCATTTTGCACATTCTGCAGTATAGTGTCAACTTGTGGTGTGCTTTGTAATTCGGCTATAGCCGATGTCTGTGCAACAAGATCTGCAATAAAATCTGTGTCTGAGTCGGTTACTTGATCTATAGGTTTACCGATGATCTCCGCTATAACTTCGTTAGCAGTTGAAGGCTCTGATGTAGGTTGCTCACTTAGTATATCGGAATCTGCATCAAATCCGGCTTGTTGCTCTTGTATAAATTCGACTGGATCTTGACCTATCTCTTCAAAAAACTCTAAATCGTCCTGTGTAAGATCCGAAAGTTCTGGTCTAGGTGGCAGGTCAGCAGGATCTACTTTGCCCATGCTAACGGCTTCTGGTGCAGGTTCAGCTACAGGCTCTGGTGCAGGTTCAGCTACAGGCTCTGGTGCAGGTTCAGCTACAGGCTCTGGTGCAGGTTCAGCTACAGATTCAGCTACAGGCTCCGGTGTAGGTTCTGGTGGGCTATAATAGTCTTTAGCAATATTAAATACTTTATCTTTGTCTGCTTGTGATAGATCGCCGTAGTTTATGACTCCTGATTCGTTTGGAGTAACACCGGATTCAGAAAGAATATCGCCAATCTGACCTTGTATGTCAGACTGGAACATCGCATCGCCAGCTATCTTATCTTTCATTAGAGATGCTAGAGACTCAGACCCTTCGGCAATAGTTTTTACTTCTTTTAAATCGCCACCTTCATAACTGACAATTTCTTCTCGCAAAAAATCTTGTTGCGCTTGTGTTAGATCTTCAGGTTTTAGCCCTAAAGATTCTATTGTGTTAGTAAATGACGCATTTTCAGCAGCAACATATTGTTCTGTGTATTGTGTTTGGTTTACAGGTAAATCTTCTAACCTACCTTCTTTTAAGAAGTGTCTTCTGGCTTCGGAGTCAGTTACATCACCAAGTTTATTAACTTGTTTGTATTCTTCCGTGTTGAATTGATTATCTGTTAACGTGTTTACAAATTTGTTTTCTACATCGTTAGCTACTTTTTCTACATTTACTCCTAATTCATCACCTTTAGCTATCAAATCACCTTTTAGTTCTTGATATTCATTAGAAGCTGTTTGTATTTTTCCAAAATCACTTTCTAATTCTGTCCTTAAATTAGTAGCGGATGCATCCTCTGCAAAATTTTCATCGTAGTAGGACTGTGCGTCTTTTACAGATTCGTTATACTCACGCACTTTTGTATTGTAGTTGTCTACAGCAGTTGCATATGCATCCTGTTCTGTTGTGTTTTTAAGTGTTTCTTGTAGGTTATCTACTTCAGCTTTTAAATCATTCTGAGTTGTTATTTTTTCATCTAAAGTGTCAGCATATTTGTTGTACTCACTTGCTTTCTCTCTGTAGTCAGAGTTTAACTGATCTAGTTCATCAGCTTTAGCCTGCGCATTTTTATAACTTTCATTAACCCCTTCAACACTTTGGTTAAGTCGATCATCCATAACCACAGGACGTTCTTCTGGATCTCCATAGTACTGAGCGTCTTGCTCTGTACCCATCAAATTTTCAACGTCGTCTTTTAATTTTTCTGGTACATCATCATCAGGAAAAAACATATTTGTTAAGGTGTTTTGTACAAAATTTTTGGTTATTTGTTTTGTTATCTGTTCAATCTGACTAGTTACTGCATCTTGAACAACGTCCCCAGCAATATCACTAGTAGCTTGTGTAGCTACTTTTCTAGCTGTAACTCCAAATGCAGGATTCACACTAGACGCGCTTGCTGCGGTTGAACTTGCTGTAGGTGCAGCTGCTGGTGCAAACTGTGCGTCTACCGCCTTACCTATACCTGCCGATACTTCTCCCATCACATAAGCTTTAGCAGACGCTTCAAGAACATCTCCAATGTCACCACCCTGAATGGCCGTGTCTGCTCCAGCTACCAGAGGTAAAGCCCACGCCTGCCCTGACGCTGCTGCTGCTATATACGCAATTTGCCTTATTGGGTCTTCTTCAATAGCTTTATATGCGTCTTCGAGAGGTTCAACAATTACATCATCAATTGCTTCAACAGCCCACTCGCCTACGTCTTCAACGACATCACCAACCCATTTAATAGGCGCAGTAACAGCTTTAGCTACGCTTTTCGCTGCTCTTCGGACGGGTTTTACTATTGCGCTCATGCGACTAAACCTTCTAAAGACTCTTTACCTATCCTAGTAAATACACCATAGTCATCACTATCTTCGTATTGTCCTAAATATAGTTTAGTGTCTGTATCCACTAGCTTTTTTTGCACTATGCGAACTAGTGGCACCAACTCATCGCCGGTAAAAGTAGCGTTCCAGTGAGTCATGCCTTTGTCTTGCAAATACGCATAGTATTTGACCATGTTATTTGCATAGTTTCTGGCGGTGTCTACATTTAGAGGACGACCTACCATCTTAGTCTTGTTCTTACCTTCACCCACATGCCCAACAAACACAGTATTTCCTATCTGAGTCACATCTGCAGACGGCAAAGTTGCTTCACTAGTAAATTTAAGTAAGTTCTCCTGTAAGGAGCTGTCACCGCGCTGCTCATCTATAGCCATTGTTATGACTTCGTGCGTTTCTAACTGCTGTTTATTGCTGTCTATCACCTGCACTAGCTTATCTCCAGTATACTTGCAACAACATGTAGTCTATTTGCTGTGGCTGCAGTAACTTTTAATATTTCACCAGTTTGTACCACAAGAGGAGCTGTCAATAGTTCTACTGTATTGTTTGCACTAACAGCTTTAGTTTTAAATAGGCTAAATGTAGCAGGAGATGATTCTGCATCCGTTATTGTCACTGTTATGGTATCTGCATTGCCTGAGTCTTCTGACACAAGAATAGATTTTACTATGCCTGTTGTAAGTGCAGCCGCAGTATATAGCGTAGTAGCGCTGGTGGTAGTCAGATCTTTTTTTGCATTTGTATATACGTTTGGCATTAGCTTAAAAACCACCCTACTGCTTCCGCCCTATCAGACACAGTAGCGTTACGTATTGCTGTATCTAACTGACTAAAATACAACCGTAAAACACTGTTAAACTGCTCAAACTGCTGTTGATTATACTCAGCAGGTGCATACGGCAATGCTGGAGCGCGGAAAGCTACTCCATAATTTGTAGTATCAATAGCCATTACCGTCTCCCATCAGGACGCATATCGAGTCTTGGTGCGCCTAACTGCCATGTGACACCTTCCGCAGAAGATTCTAGTTTCATAGAAATCTGCCTACCACGAATCCTTACATTTATTTGATCTGTAAATACTTCTACAGGGGATGTAGCTGTACGAGTTACAGTCGCATTGTTTACCCCGCCCGAAGATGGAGTAGAATGTATGCCAGAACCAGAGTTACGTAATGGATTTAATGTCATGGTAACAACGGGACTTGTTGCCGTAGAGCCATCAAAACTTACATCGGGTATTATTCTGTTTATGTGCATAAATTTATGTCCATCATCCAAATCAAATTCAGAAGACTCTATATATGCACTTATGGCGGCTGTGCTTGATCCTTGGTTATCGTCTATACCACTCTCATGATCTACTAAATTGTTGTCGTAAGTTGCTGCTAACGGGTTATCACGTAACCCAGAGTCAAGCCACGCGGTTCTGGCTAAAGTTCCGTAATACCATATGTCTTCTAAGTAGTTGTATATTACATATTTATCTATGTTTGTTTCACCGTCTGAACAGTAGAACCACCATACTTCATGGAACGATTCGTTAGTTCCTGAAAATACTTGTGAGTATTGTTCCGTGTTAAAATCATTAAATATATACCTACGAACATCACATTTTAGTGGTGCAGTACGACCATCGTATTTGTAAAACTTATCCTTACCCATCCAGTAGGCAATACCGTTTGCATACGCCACAGCATTTTGAGACGAGATAGATATATTCTCTCCAACGACGTTAGCTGTCCATACAGTAGGTGCGCCAACATATTGTAATGAATATAAAGAAGAGTCAGTCCACACTAGAACTTCTTGACGCGCTTGAGATGCAGCTACAATCTCTGTACCTCTTGATAGTCGTAAGCTACCAGCTTGATTTGTAGCAGATGGAGTCCAATTTTCTGCATTTTCCTGATCAGACCATCGGAGTAATGTTGGATCTAACGTAGTGCTTCCTATCTCATTTGTACCAAAACAAAATACAAATCTGCTTATGTCAGACACTAATATTAAATTTTGTATAGTAGGCACATCAGAAGCACCGCTACGGCTGGACACTAACACTGCGCGAGTTTCTACGCCGTTTGTAGCATCCCAATAAAATAAACCACCACCCCTGTGTCCTAGTATAAGATCTTCGCCGAAATTTGATTGCGACCAAAAACGAATTGCTGATGTAGATGACACACCAATACCCCAAGCACCCTGCCCCCAAGTGCCAGCACCCCAACCTGTGATTGGTGTGGCAAAAGCGTTACCAACATTTATCTGGTAGGCTGCAGATACTGTCCCCCCACCGGTTGCGCTAGAGGTAGCATTGGATGCAGCTGTTATGGTGTATGTGTTTGCAGCAGATACAGTTGTAAGGCCAACAACAAACTCACCATCTATGGTTAGACCACCTACAGCGGAGGCGTTACTAAATGTAACATAATCACCGTTTTTATACCCACCATTAGCATCAGTTACAGTGATTACTGCAGAGCCAGAAGTTGTAGTGAAAGGGTTTGATAGTGATACAGTGCTGCGCAGAGGTGTTATATCGTTATAATTACCCACGTTCTCTATATAGAACTTAAGGTGTGTGCCTATACCTATTAAGTTTTGATCGCCTAAAGTTACCCAGTTGTGTAATGATCTAGCTACACCTTCAAAAGTAGATGCAGATATACGTAACCAACCACCTATTTTTTCTGGTAGTCCCTGTCTAAACCTTATCTTATCTCCGTCATAATACCCACCTTCAGTAGAATAACGAGTCCCTTCACGATTTATACCGGGTTTTAACGACACTTTTTGCAGTGGCACGATTCAATCCTCCGCTAATGCTCTCATTCTATCTACTAAACGTCTAGCACGATTTGGCACCTGAGTATACCATTTGGAATCAACCATCTCATCTGCGGCTTTATTCCAATCTCTAGCATCTACACCAGATTTCATACCTTTGAATTTACTGAGTCTAGGGCGGCCCATATTGAACATCATATTTGCAACGATGTGCTGACACTCTTCGGGCAGGTCATCGAAATCCGGATACAATACTTTGCACTCATCAATAGTTACCATCATATCAAGAGCAAACAACTGCTTTACTCGCTCCTGTTCCACGACTGTGCCAACAGGTTTGCTGTGTTCTTCGTCACTTTCTGTGATGAGGTGGCCTATACCACAGGTTGGGAGTCCAAGATGATCTAAATACACCTCGTACTTGCAACCCTCATCCTCTGCGATTTCCTCGCGTAATTTATCTTTGTTCATTTCTTAAATCCTTTTATTCCGCGTATTCCGAAGCTCGCACCGATTGAGGCGTACATCGCCCACTGGAACCACTCTGGTGTACGAGAAAGAGCCGCAAAGCCATCTTCGACATACGGTTGAGTAAACGGAATAAAGCACATGGCAATTATAACAATGAATAGAATCGTCCACGCCTCGTCCTTCCAACTGTTGTCAGATGACTGTGCCATTATCTTTTCCCAGCCAGCTTCGTGAGTAGCTGCGACTTTCATAACTTCAGCCTCGGCTTCGGCCTTTGCTTGTGCAACCCTACCTTTAGCCTTTGTTTGCTCTATCTTTGACTCCATGAAAGAACCAGCTAGATTAGCTATGGGTCCAATAAGTGCCTGTATCATTGCTCAATAATCTCCATTATCTCGCCTGCCTCAATCTTTACCTTCAACTGTTTACACGCCCACCTTTTATCAAAGTCAATCGTATGCCCAGTGTTACGTTTAATTTTACGACGCACCGTCAGGCATTGAGACAAGTTTTCATACGGCGTATATTCCACCTTTTCATCGCCAATCATCAATAATAAAACAAATGTTACTTCAATCATTGTTCGTCAGCTTTTCTATATTGTCTTCTATCTTGGTCAATCGCCTATCGTAGAACTCTAACACCAGCTTTTGTTGCTGATCGTGGGGGGCGTTACCTGATTCTATATTTTCAGCCAGCTTTTCTAGTTCACTAGCAAGGTGTTCTATCATCATAAACTGTTCTGAATCGGCTGGCAAACTACCCATTTCACCACGAGGCCACTTAATACGAAACTCTGTGTTTTGACCCAAGTCTGTTTCTACAAGAATAAACTTATTTTCAATAGTGTTTAATCTTTCAATAACTCCAAAATACGCCCATGTTGCTACTGCTGCTCCAACTACCATCGCAATCAAATTGCGGATTGGCATAGATAATTCAGTGTTTTCGCTTAACTTAGTAGCCATAAAACGAACTCTTTAACCATCAGTAATTACAACCCATTTAACATCATTCTGAGTGCTTACCATTCTGAAATTACCTGCTTTAGACCAATCAATTTCTTCTAAACCTTCATTAAAAACAACTTTTTGACCAACCTCTATTGTTGGATCTTGTTGATCCTCTGCTTGATGGTAATGGTGCATCCCGTAAGCTAATGCGCCAATTATTAATAATGCTTCCATGTATTCCTCACTTTTTCTTTTTATTTTTTAACATGCTTTTAAGGGTCTTAGCCTGTTTAGCGTGTGTTTTAGAAGCTTTACTAAGACCTTTAACAACCTTTTTTAATTGTCTTTTACCTCTGCCAGAAATCATTTTTAACCACCTTTATTTCTTATTCATCCACGCTGTTGTACCCATATACGCACCGACCACGCCTGCGCCACTAATATAAAACAAATTACTTATATCTGATAACGCATTAACTCTTTCTATAGGCACAAAGAACATAGCGATAGTAAACACACCCATTGATATTAAAGTATATCTAGCCATACGTAATTGAGCTAAGTTTTTGCGTAGTTGTGTCTCCGTTTCTTTAATGGCTTTAATATGTGATAACTCCTCATCAGATACTATACCATCGCCATCTTCGTCATACTCTGAATATGCGCTATCTTTCTGTAACTTCTTTTGAGTCATAGCACAATCTCCTCTGAATTACCTTGCGCGACAGTTACAAACAAGAAAACAAATAAAGCTATTGTAACTGCGATAATACCGGCGACGAGTAGCGTTGTTTTAATCGTTTCTTCAACTTCCTTGGCCCTTCGTGCAGCCTCTTTACGCGCCGCTTTCTGTGCTTCTTTTTGCTCCCTGAGTTTTTGATTATGATGGTTGACAATTTCGTTCCATGTGTCGGGGCCAAACCGCAAGTTAATCATAGTTTTAATTTCTTGCATTTGCTCTTGTAATTTCTTGGCTTCAAGAACTGCATCCATACTGCTTTGAAACTTGATATCACCAACGCCAGCTTGCTTGTTACGCTCCTCGTTAAGTTTCTTTTGACAGTCGAAGAGCGTACCGATTTGTTGTGAAATATCAGCAACAGATTGAACATCGTTAATTCTCGCCTTTATAAAAGCAATGGCATTTGATGCAGCTGCTACAGCAGCAATGGCTGTTGCTATTGGTTCCATTAAATTTCATCAGGCCAGTCGTTAATCTTAGCAATGGTTTTTATTGTACCGTCTGAGTTCATTTCATTCTCAAACAAAGCCATAAACGCCGCTAAATCAGATGCACCATTCAACGCTGTCTCTATCTCTGCACATTTAGTGCGGACGGAATCCCTGTACGTAGTGACTGAACTTGGGATGGCTGTAGACTTTTCAGCGTTGCGAGTAACGTACCAGTCATTTACTGCAAGCCTATCTGCCGCTGTTCGCTTTGTTTGTGCTACCCAGATATATTTAAGTCCTCGTGTTACACCTTGTGCGCCTGTTATTGGATCTGTAACAGCCTTCCCATCACTATCCACCCACAATGTATCCGTTAGGCTTTTAGGTATGAGTGTACCATCGCTTTGTCTACCACTATAAAATCTATTATCAAATGCAGCCTCTGATGCTGGTGGGTCTTCCCAAGTGATGCCAATAGCAGACTTCTCGCTATTGCTATAACGCATCCAGACTTTAGAATACTGCGTACCATCTGTACCAGTAAACTCTCGTCCTTCTTTAAGGGTTGCCCCATTGTATTTCCACGGCATAATTATCTCCTAAAAGGCATTAGCAAATTTAAATGGGCTATTAGCAAAGGCCATATAAACAAATGTTCCACCACTAGCGTTCACATACGGCTCTGAACCTCTAATCTTAAATCCATTGCTCAAGAAGTCGCGACCATATGCAGCGTCAGAGGTTTCTGCATATGTACCATTTGCAAACAAAAGACCATCCATTAAATTAAACGGGTTTCTATGATCATCCATCATGTGCCAATCATTTGCAGCATCTATACGTTTAATCCAAAGCCAAGCTGGCCTGAATCCTGTGTAGACAAATATTCCGTTATCATTTCCATTTCCTATAAATGAACCAATCGCACTAAATCCTTCAACTTGTGCAAATACATACGCTACATAATCTTCACCAGACTTATTAACGCTATCAACAGATGAACCAGTATAGCCAATTCTAGGCACTATAGTTGTGGTGTTACTGCTATCAAAATCTGACCAGCCGCCACCTGCATAGTTCACTGCTATATTAGTTTGTGCGTCTGTAAAATTTAAAAGCAAGTTGTTGTTGCTAGTTTGCCCGTTCCACTTAATAAACCAATAAGAAAATGCTCCACTACCTGAGTCACGACTTTTGCTCATAACGAAAGCAGGTGTTTTACCCAATCCATGCCCAATAGTATGAGAGGTATTACCAGTCCCTGTGTATGTTAATATGCTTATTCCAGCGTCGGTATTAGCCGATACGCTAGAATCAATACCACTTCCGTCTGTATTTGTTGAGGCACTGCCGCCCCCTTTCCAGTTCCACGAAACGTATGTTTCAGTGTTTGTATTATATATATCATCGTCACCAAGACTAAAGCCATCAGCACCAAAAGCAGTCAAACCATCTGCGTTAGTACTTTCAGCACTCAAAGCATTTGTTTGTATTTCTTTTGTAACTCCACGAACACTATCTGTTAGTGCGTGAGCATCAGTAGCAGCACGGTTTTTTATCCACGTCCAGTCTGGTTGAAATCCAACTCCTGTAATGTTTTGGGTGCTGCCATTTCCTGTATACAGCACAGTATTAAAATGGTCATCAGCTTGGCTGCTTTGTGTGGGACCGATTGCTGGATCGCTCATATTGCCAGAGTGCAAACAAACATAATCGGTTGGCACTGCATACTGAAACAAGCCTTCACCATTAGCATCTGTTTCAGAACCAGCAGATTTGTTTCCTGCAAATGTAGAATCTTGACCAAAGTTTATAAATAAATTATCCGTGCTAGAGTTACCTGTGAGAAAGAAAAACAAATTACCTGATGGATTAATCGCTATTGTATTAGTAACAGTTCCTATCTCATTAGAACCAGCAGATGGATTGCCTGTAGTTCCAGAGTTGTTTGTACTAGGTGATTTAAAATATGTGCCGTTTCTGTGAAACCAAACTTTACCTGTTGCACCATCAATTGCAATACCTAAGACATCTCCTGCCGCAAGCCTTGCAACACCTAGACCACCTGCCCCTGCACTTGAACCATAATCTGTTTCAACGCCATTACGATATACACTGCGATTATAATAAGCTACAGAACCATTGCCTACGAGTTGAGTGCTGTTTTGAACGTGGTTTTGTATAAGTACTCCAGCACCAAATTCAGTTGAGTTTGTTTCACAAACTTCCACATATATTTTTTTATCTGATGGGATAGCCATTGAGCTAAAACCGCCACCTATAGTAGATGTAGAATACCCACCAGCCAAAACTTTTAAATTGCCTTCCGCATAAGCAGCACTTGCATGTACTTGCGTATTGGCTCCACCAACCATTAAAGGATTCATTGTAGCAAAGTTTGTAGTCGGGCTGTCTGGCACGACATCGTGTGCGGCTAGGTTAGTAACAGTCCAATCATTTGTATTTGCGCTTTCATCGTCACCAATTGCGCTTGAATCATCGAAGGGAAGATAAAAACCATTATCCCCATGTGAACCTGAATAGGCTTTTGGAATCCACACTCCACCTTTAGTTTCGCCAAATGAACTTGGGGTTAACTGCTGACCATCAATATTGTGAAACTCAGCCATGTAGCCATCAAAGTTTAAACTATTGCTGCTGGCACTTCTTGCACCAATAGCACATGATTTACCATTCGTATTCCAGTTTGAATTGCTGCTACTGCTGATGCTACCTCGTTGGTCTGTAGCAAAAGATGTTTCTTCAGTGCCGTTAATATACAATCTCAGACGATGCGTTGCTGTGCCATTATCTTCATCAAATGCAACGACTATGTGATACCAAGATGAAAAATCCCTGAACAATCTGTTTGTTTGAATATAGTGGCCTGCACCACCAGCGTTTATCTGAATGTAAAGAGTGTCATTGTAAAATGCACAAACAGTCCACGCCTCACTTTCTTCTGCAAACAAAGTGTGCCAATTACCCCCGTCTTGACTAGCCCTTTTAACCCACATTGAAACAGTCCAAGTGGTATCGTCTGTTGCTGCCGCACCCCAAGTTCTTGTTAGTCTAGGGGTATCGCCACCATTAAATCGCAGAGACTGGTCAAGGGTGTGACTGAAAAACGAACCTAACGCACCACCCGGCGCACCTGCTCCTCCTAGTCCTGCGTGATTGCCTTTAATTAAACTCATTAGGTTAAAGCTCCAGACGCTGACACAGCTATCGTATTGTTACCACTTGCCGCACTACAGTAGTAAGCAAGATGATATGTTCCAGCCGTTGCCAATGCTGTTAGAGCAGTAGCGTTGATTGCAACAGAAGCATGGGCTGACACGGTGTGACCACCAGAGTTAATCAAAAATACATTGCCAGATTGCCCTGCGGCAGGGTTTGTAAAGGTCAAAGTAAAGTCGCCTGATGGTGTGCATTGAAAGTCGTTGCCAACAGCAAGGTCAAAGCTACCATCGTTGTCGGTGGTGACATGCCCAAATGCTCTACCATCCACTTCAATATCATCGTTTATCTTGAATATGGTTGTGCCTGTAGCAATCGAAGCCACTGTAGCATCCGCATCGTTTTTGATTGTTACATCAGTTGTACTACCCTGACCTGTAAGAATTAAACCTTCTCCAGCGGTATATCCTATTGCAGCATTGTCACCAGCGGCAGTGTCACCATCAGGTTCAAAGGTAGCTGCTGTGGCTACTCCAACAATGTCTACATTTGTGGTGCCAGTTGGAATACTAAGAACTGTAGCATCTGCATCGTTAACTAATGTGATATCGTTGGTTGAGCCTTGTCCGGTTATTATTGCCCCGAGTGCAGCAGTGTAACCAAATGCCGCTGCATCACCAGCCGCAGTGTCACCATCTGGTTGGAAATTTCCACCACCTACATCACCACTAAAATCAGCGGCAGTGCCGTTTAACTGTTGTGTAAGGGTGAGCTGTCCATTAGACGCGATTGTAATCGCATCAACATCACTTGCAGAACCAATAGTTTTTC